CCTTTACGAGAACCAACACGACCAAACTTATCAATAATACAGTTTTGAGCAACTAAAGCATATCCAGATTCTAAAGTAACACCAGAGTCTTGGGTATTTAAACCCATGAACCCCGGAGCTGCAATCGTAGCGGCTTGTAGTGCTTTAGACATTAATTAGCAACCCACTCAGTAAACTCAGTGTGGTGTGCAGCTTGCACAGCAATATTGTCGCTTAAAGAAGATTTGTACAAAGCCCATGCTTCGCTAGAATTTAATCCATTATCTTCACCACGCTCAAGCAATGCTCTAGCGTAGGCATTAAGAATGATAGGTGTTGGTGGGGCTAAGATGATTGTTCCGTCTGAAGTCAAGTCTGCTTGAGGTACAATAGCATCTAAAATTAATGTGTACACTTTGTCAGGTAGTGGAAATAAACTGACTTTAGTATCTCCAGAAGCTGAATCAACTGTACTAAAAGTATAATATAACGGAGAAGACTTTTGAGGTGTGCCAAAAGTGGTAAAACGATTCATACGCTCTGCAGTAATGTTAATCATTGCATAGTCTTGAGTATCATTTAAAAAGTCAATAACTTTAAATCTATCACCTAGACCTGTAACAGTGTAGTCGTATTGGTCTGCTACAGTGCTAACAGTAAAATAAGTGGTTAAGGAATTCCAATCATACGAATCTTCGACTTGTTTTTTAGCGTCATTAACCAATTCTCCAATTAATTTGGAGTAATTGTTTTCAGGCACTGTAGAAACTTCTGTCTCACGCAATCTACGCAAAACAGAGTTAACAGCTTGTAGGTAAGTTGTTGCCATGTTGTTCCTTAGTTTATCACACTTTTATCAATGTGTCAACAATTATTTTCCACGACCTGCAGATTTTTTCATTGGCTTCTTAGTCATTCCTGCTTGAGACATGGCAATAGCAATTGCTTGTTTACGAGACTTCACTACTGGACCAGTCTTAGAACCAGTATTCAAAGTACCTGCCTTGTATTCGTGCATTACTTTACCAATTTTAGCAGATTGCTTTTTAGTTTCTTTCATGATTTATCCTTAGAGAAGTTCAGTTACAGATAATGTAGAAGATGTTACACTAGAGTCTTTAATAACAGCAATTTTATCTCCGGGATTTACTCTAACAAAGAAAATATTATTAGTTGCTGCCATAGGACTTGTTGTAATAGATGCAGTAGGTGCTGTACCAGTTGCAAAATGACAATGTCCTAAAGATACAGCAATCCGAACCATTGTTGTATTTTGACCAAAAGCTGTTGAAGCTACACTAGAGTTGGTAACAGTAAATACTTGAGTTGTTCCTAAAGCAGGAACTCCGTTAGCTACTCCGTTAGGGTCTAGTTGAAATGTGCTCATAATTAATCCTTATTTTAAAGTTAGTAAATACAAAGTTTCTAAATATTGACCAACTATTTCATCAACAATGTTTTGCAGTGCAGTATCGTTCTTAGGGATTGCTTTGTAACGATTATTCTCAATCCAGTGTAAATGCTTCTTTAGCAATGTCATTGGTGTTTCTGTGTAAATACCGGGTTCAATCAATGCTGGAATTTCAACACGACCTTTTCGACCCTGATATTTTTCCATCAATGAATCAGTCAATTCAAGGATAGACTCATAAAATTCATTCAAAGTCTTATGTTGTGAAAAATTTACAGTATTCCAATGTTGCTTATGAGCAGCATCTCTACTGGATAATAACAAAGCAATTAAATCTGGAAACATAATAATCCTAATTTTAGTGTAGTTTAAATGCCACAGTAGCTAGTAAAGTAATAATAAAGCCACAAGAACATATCAGAATCTGTTCTAAGCGTTTTAATCGTCCGTTGATACCTAGATACCTTTCTGCACACACAGCCTCGTGTGAGTTCAATCTAGCCTCTGTATTGTCAATTAATTCAGTCATCTATCAATCCTGCTTTGGAAAAGACAAATCAAGAGATGCTAGTTGCTCCACAGTAGTGCAAGAAGTAATAGCAGCTTCTATCTCATTAGACTTAGTACGGATAGCAGTTCTCTTAGCAGTTGTGTCTGCATCGACAGCACTACCACCTTCAGCAGCACGAATCACTTTCCAATCAGTAGCAGACAGCAAAGAACCAGCAGCAGTCTTAACTTGACTAATCAACATTGCTTGACACTGAGATAAATCTTTAGGATTATTAACATCTCCATCCCAATAGAATCTATCATCAGCACGAACTGGGTCAGCAACTTCAGTAATACCAATAGCTAGTTTTTCTTCTAGTGTGGTTAGGTTTAGCCAGTTAGCAGGATACTGTATGTCATTAACAGTAAATGCAGTTCCTTGTGCTAAACGACTACCATTTAATATAAACATAATTACCTCGCTAAAGCGTTTTTAAAAGGGTTTTCGGCAAATGCTGCGTAGATTAAAGAGTTGCTACTGCCATTTATAGCGGGGTCAGATGCCCTAACTTTAAATCCGTTAGACAGAATATCAATGGAATAAGTCGTATTGTTTGTTTCTGCCCCTGATGAATTTGGATATAAAGTATATGTTGTTTGGTTATAAGTGTCCCTATAGGAATCCATTATTACCCAACCATTGCCAGCCGCACTAGAATTTTTTATCATAATCCATCTAGGTCTAAAGTTTGTGTACACGAAAGGACCGTCAGTAGAACCATTACCTGTATAGCTACCAAATTTACTAAATCCAGTTATTTCTGACCAGCAATAGGCTACTACTGGTGCTGACGGGTTTGTGGAAGAACCAGACCCAACGCTAAAAACTGAACTGGTTGGTGAGGTATTATTCCAAAAAGTTGAATTAGTAAGTGAAGCATCTGTTAAATTAAGGAACAATCCTGCCGTAGAACCTGTAGATATGTGATAAACGCCCCAATTTTCTGTTGCACCACTTCTGCGCTTGGTAATAATCATGCTAGGCGCAACCCCTAAACCATGCCCTACTGTTGCGTTAGCCCCTGTGCCTGTATAAGTAACAACACTAAATCCAGAAGAAGCATTAACGCTTACTGTTGATGTAATAGAGCCATTTGTATTAGATGATGATGAACCTTGACCAGCTTGCCATTGCCAGCCTACATAAGTACGACCAGTATAATTAACACCAGCCGCAACATAAGCATCAGATGTATTTGCACCCAATGTAAAACCAGTTGAAGTAAACGCTGTTAATGCGTCTGTAACTCCAGTTCTTGCCGCAATAGTATCGTTTGAAGATAAATATTCACTACTTCCAGTTACCGAATTTGTAAGCCAGTTGTAGTTAGCATTATTTCTTGCTTTCATCCAAACCAAATCAGGTTTAAATCCAGCAGTATTAACAATAGATTGTGTTGAACTGTTACCAGTAAAGGTAGTAGCATCCATTACTGTATTACCTTTAACAATAGTGCTAGTAGGTAAGTTATAAGTATTGAGTGCTACAAAGCCTGTTGGTGGTGTGTAAGAAAAAGGTCTTTGACCAAAGTTCCAATTTACATTTTCTTGATAACAATTTGAAAATGGAAACAATCCAACCATTGAAGTAGTTGTTGTTGGGTTTGTTCCTGCGCTTGGATTACCAGTAGTTCCGCCTGAACTATCGTACCAAGTGTTGTTTTTACCAAGCCACATCTTTGTATTGGTAGCATCTACAGCAACTTGCAATACATCACCAGCATTAAAAGCTCCCAATGAAGTAGTGATGGCTGTATTGTTTAAAGTTATCTGACCACTAGAAGAAGCATAAAACTGATAAAGACCTGCATACCCTCCTGATGTATCTAAAGGTACACTAGCTGATGACAGACCAAATGAAACACCGATTGCTGCTCCAGTTGTTATTCCAACAATACACTCCATGTAAAACGCACCAGAAGAAGGAATTGCTACAGTTCCTCTGATTCCGCTTTGTGAAGCAGATGCAGTCCAAGTCAAGTTACCATTACTTGCTGTTCCTGAAACTTTATCTAATGGGTTCATTACTGCATAGTTAGCCGTAGTTGCACTTGTCAATGTAGGAACATCAGTCATTGCATCGTAAGTAGTGCCAGCAGTTAAACTAATGTTATTAGTAGTCCAGTTATTGCTATTACCGCTAAAGTCATAACCTAAAGTTGTTGTGCTAGTAGTGTTAGTAAATGGTAAATAGAAGCCATTAGTGCCATATGTACCTGTGTATTTAGCTGGTTGCCATACACCAGTTAATGCGTTTGTAGAGCCGAATGAAGATGGAGTAAGGGCTTGACCATCAATAAAGTTTATTTCGGTTAAATATCCATCTACAAAGCTATCGTTGTTTGCAGAAAGCCGCCTTCTGCCTATTTGCAATGCAGTAGAATTATTATTCAATCCAAAAGTTGAGTTTTGCGATGGGTAAGCGGCTGTACTAAAAGCTGTTACTTGAGAACCATTAACATATAATTTAATACGATTACTGGATGTTGCTTGAGTTGTATCAAAAGATACAACAATATGATACCAAGCAGAGGGGTCACGAAATAATTGAGTTGTTATTAACCAATTTGTATTATACCCACCAATCAACAAAGTATTGTCAGATTGAATTTCAATTTCTGCATTATTTGAATCGCTATTTCCTGTATAACCTTCAAATAACCTTTGTGTTGTTCCTAGTGTTCCTCGCTTAAACCAAAATGACCATGTTGCAATAGATTGATTTGTTGAAGTTCCCGCAGTTCTATTTAAATAAGAAGAAGCACTACTTCTAAACCTTAAAGATTTAGTTAAGTTATAACCGCCATCATCTCCAGCAAGGAGTAGATT